TCAAGAATTATTATATCAAGTCGGATTAAAAATAACTCCTGACTATACTGCTTTTAAAACATTTGCTAAATTACGAACCGAAGGCCCAGATGGTGGATGGGGTGGTGTTATTGATAATATTACTTTATCTGCATTACATCAATTAAAAGACTCAGATGGCCAACGTTTAACTGTTAAGTGGTTAAATGGAGATAAAGATAGGGTAATTGAGGAATTACGAAAAACACTAGGTACAGTTAGCGAGTCTATAAATTATTTTAAAGGAATTGGCTTAGATATAAAATTTCGAGATTTAATTAATGAACAAGTTACAGCAGCCGAACCAGAAGCTTATGGAGGAACAAGTACTAATGTATCAACGAAATCAAAAGAATCATCAAATGATGAACCAACGGATAAAAAGCCATCAGTAAAAGGTAAACCTAAGCCTGCGATTAAAAAGCCATCAGTAAAAGGTAAACCTAAGCCTGCGATTAAAAAGCCATCTAATAATGATGATAAGATTACTGATACTATAATTCGTCAAGAAAATGGATTTCTTACTACTACAAATTTATATAAACGTATGAAAAAGGGTGGAACTAAAAATTTTCCAACAAATTCTTCAGGAGTAGCTAGTGAACTTAAAAAATTATTATATAATAAAAATATTATAGTTAGATCAGGTATTGGTAAATATCGTGATAATGAATGGCGCGGATATAACAATGTTAGTCGAGATTGGTTAACGGGATTTGATGGAAAAATATCCGGTGGATTTGCTTATAGAAATTGGAGTAATACATATTATAAAAATATAAAGTCGGGAACTAAAACAGATGCTAAAATACTAGATGTTAAATATATTATGGGTGGATATTGGGCACAACCAGACCCACGTATATGGACATATGTATATGCAAAATCAGGGAATGGAGCAACGTTTTGGGTACCAACAACATGGATTAAAATACTATGATAATACAATTGAAAAACATAATGGTGTTTTGGGGGTTTTCAATAATATTTCCAATATTATCAATTTACATATTGTTAACAACACTTTTTAAAAAATAATAGAAAACAAGTTATATGAAACGAAACCATTGGCATACTGCTGGTAGTAAAACACGCCAAGCAGCTTATAAATACGGTTATAAATCAGGTTTAGAATTAACTGTAGCAGAGCAAATAAAATCTAACGAATATGAAGTTTGTTATGAAACTGAAACACTTCATTATATAGTACCCGAATCAAAACATAAATATACTCCAGATTTTGTGTTCACAAAACGAGATGGAACACTAATGTACATTGAAACTAAAGGACGTTGGACTGCAATTGATCGCAAAAAAATGAAACATGTATTAAAATCAAATCCTGATATTGATATAAGAATGGTGTTTCAAAGTCCAAATCAAAAGATATCCAAAGGCAGTAAAACAACATATGAAGCATATGCAATCAAGCTAGGGATTCCCAACGTAGCAAAAAAAGAAATACCAGTAGAATGGATGCAAGAATGCTTGAAACCAGGCGAAGAAACCCAAGATCCGAAACGTTTTTTCGAATAAGGTTTGATTTGTGAAAAAAAAATAATATATTCATTAAAATGATGTTAATTATTTAAAATGATTGATTCAGACTTGGATCGATCGTTAGACCAGAAATGGAGTGTATGTGTCTAACCAATATTAATATATAATATATAATAATAATTAATTGGATTAATTGGATATATTACAGTAATTTTCTATTATATAATATATGCAAAATCTTAAGTTATTACAATTACTAGAATCGGTACTAGGAAAAGGTAAATCAACGTCGGGTAATAACATTGCATTTTTCTCTCCGTTTACTTCACATTATAAACCTAAATTAGAAATAGATATTAACACAACTAACGACGGCCAGAATGCTTGGCACTGTTGGATATCTGATAAAAAGGGAAGAAGTATTAATAGTTTATTTAAACAATTAAATTTAGGTAAACAATATTTCGAACAATTATCTAGAATAGTTCAATCAGCAAAGTATAAGAATTTTGATACGGATGAGAAAGTTGTCGAAGTAATTGCATTACCAGAAGATTATCGACCACTGTGGAAACCAAAGAAAACACCAGACTTTAGAAATGCAATGTCATATCTTAAACATCGAGGTGTAACAATATTTGATATTTTAAAATACAGAATTGGATATTGTGAGAACGGCGAATACAGTGGTAAAATTGTTATTCCCAGTTATGACTGTACAGGTCAATTAAATTACTTTGTAAGTAGGGCTTATTATAAAGCAGACAAGTACAAACACAAAAATCCTAAAATATCTAAAGACATTATTGGATTTGATTTAACTATTAATTGGGAAGAACCAATTGTATTATGTGAAGGATCATTTGATGCAATTGCAATTAAAAGAAACGCAATACCATTATTTGGTAAAATAATTCAACCACAATTACAAAAGAAAATTATCGAAAAGCGTGTCAAAGACATTTACATATGTTTAGATGAAGACGCAATTCGAAATGCATTATCAATCGCAGAAAAATTTATGGGTGAAGGATTAAATGTGTATTTTATAGAATTAACCGACCTAGATGCATCGGAATTAGGATTTCAACGCATTACAGAAATTATCGAAAATACCGGAGTAATGACATTTGAAAAACTAATGCAACTCCAATTAGGATTATTATGGAAGTAACAAACATATCAAGTAAAATACAATTAGCCGATAAAATTTATCATATTTCTGATGTTCATATTCGTACTTTAAAAAGACATCGAGAATATAGACACGTGTTTGAAAACATGTTTAATCATATCAATCAAACTAAAACAGAAAATAGTATTGCAGTAGTAACTGGAGATATTGTGCATAGCAAACTAGATATGTCGCCTGAATTAATACGAATGCTTACTGATTTCTTTCGTGGATTTAATATTCCTACGATTGTAATCTTAGGTAATCATGACATGAACTTAAACAATTTATATCGAGAAGATGCATTATCTCCTGTATTGGATATGATAAAAAATGATAATATTGTTTTTATTAAAGATAATGGCGTATTTGATTTTGCCGGCATAACATGGAACCATATGGCGGTAGACGTAGAACCAGCACAATATATTAATGGTAATGATATCAAAACTGATAACATGAAAATTGCATTACATCATGGTGCAGTACATAATGCAAAAACTGATATTGGTTATGAAATATCAAATGAACATGTAACCACTGAATTGTTTAGTGGACATGATATGACATTATTAGGTGATATACATAAGCCAGCTCAATTCTTAACTGAAACTATTGCATATCCAGGATCATTGATACAACAAAATCATGGTGAAGCATTAGATCACGGAATATTAATTTGGGACGTTAAAACGAGTAAAGCCGAGTTTGTGGAAATACATAATGACTATGGTTATGTTACTATAGAAACTAACGGTCCTAATATAATAAAGTCACCTCATCGTATGCCTAATAAGCCTCGTATTAGAATCAAGTTTAATGAAACTAGTGCGGCTGACATGAAAAAATTAGTTACTACGATACGTAAAAAATACAATGTACAAGACATAACAATACAAAGAACAATCTCAGCAAATCATGAAACTAATACCAATTCAATTGCAATTGGAAATGTACGAGATGTTGAATATCAAAACACATTATTAACTGATTTTATTAATGTTAAGTTTCCAACCGCAACACCCAATGAGTTAGACGCAATACGACATATTAATAGATCTATCAATTCTAAATTACCAGCAGTTGAATCCGTACGGCATATAACATGGCATCCAGTTTCTTTTGAATTTGAAAACATGTTCTCATATGGTGATGGGAATCGAGTGGATTTTAATAAAATGAGTGATGTTTGTGGATTATTTGCATCTAATACTAGTGGTAAATCATCGTTATTAGATGCAATAACATATACTATATTTGATAAATGTAGTAAAACTAGTAAAGCACATGAAGTATTAAACAATAAACAAAGTTCATTTAAAGGTATTTTTAAATTTAAAATGAATGATGTTTTATATACTATTGAGCGGGTTGGTACCAAGAAAAAGGATACCCACGTTAAAGTAGATGTTAATTTTTATACTGAGACTGAAAACTTAAATGGGGACGAAAGAAGTGATACTAATAAAAGTATTCGTCGTTATCTAGGAACATATAATGATTTTATATTAACTGCATTTTCATTACAAGCAGACAATAATAATTTTATAGAAAAGTCACAACGAGAAAGAAAAGATTTATTATCTCAATTTCTTGATATAACAGTATTTGAACAATTACATCATTTAGCTACTGATGAAATCAAAGAAACGTCTGGTCGACTTAAAGCATTTAAGAAAACAGATTTTGCTGAGACTATTACAACGTCTGATACTATTATTAAAGATAATAGCAAATTAATAAAAGATATAAATAAAAAAGAATCAACAAATCAGGATCTGAGAAATAAACTGCAAGAAGATATATTGCAACTAATTGAAACGAAGCAACCTACTAGTTATGAAGGCGAAGATATTAGTATATTACAAGAAACGGAATCTGATTTAATAGATAAAATAGAAGTATTACAAACAACAATTGACGAAACTGAACAAACAATAACTAAATATCAAGATAAAATTGATATTATATCTGAATCGGTTACAATACAAAATTATAATATACAAGACTTAGAAGATAAAGTTCAACAATTGGTAGACACTGAATTTCAATTAGATGATTTACAGGAAGATCTAAAAAAACAACAAAGAATTGTAAATGATAAGCAAACAAAAATTGAACATCTCAAAACACACGAATATGATCCAAATTGTAAATACTGTGTGTCTAACGTTTTTGTGCAAAACGCAATACAAGCCAAGGACGAAATTAATCAAGATAGAAAAATATTAGACAGTATTCAAAATGATATCAATTTAAAAAATATTGAAGTTACCAAATTAACGGTGTATAAACAATCACTAGAACAATATAATGAATCAATTGATAGTATTAACACACATACAAATAAAATAGAACTTTTAGAATTGCAACTTCAGATTCACGAAAATGATTTACAAACAAAAGAATCCGAACTAGAAAATAATATCGAACGGCAAGACTTATTTAAACGTAATGAAACTGCAATACAACATAATATTAAAATTGATAATGAAATTGCCATATGTAAATCTAAGATTAATACAGTAACAATTGAAATTAAAAAATTACAAGATCAAATAAAAACCAACCACGGTGAAATTGAAGTTGCAAAAACACAAAGAAAAACGGCGTTGGCTCAGTTAGAAACATATCAACAATTAGAAATTGAGTATAAAGCATATGAATACTATTTAAAATCTGTAAAGCGAGATGGAATTCCATATGATTTAATATCTAAAGCAATACCTAAAATTGAAACAGAAATAAACAATGTTCTAAATCAAGTAGTTGATTTCAATATGGTTATGAATACTGATGGAAAAAACATTAATGGGTATATTATGTATGACGAAGATAATTATTGGCCATTAGAATTAACTAGCGGAATGGAAAGATTTATATCTAGTTTAGCAATTAGAATTGCACTTATCAATGTATCAGCATTACCAAGGCCAAACTTTATTGCAATAGATGAAGGATGGGGAAGTTTAGATGCAGAACATATTGCATCTGTTGCAAATTTATTTGATTATTTTAGAACTAAATTTGATTTTTCAATTATTATATCTCACGTTGACACAATGCGTGATATGGTAGACAATTTAATTGAAGTAAATAAAACTGACGGATACAGCCAGATTCTACACATTTGATATTTATATATAAAGTGTAAATTATCCATGGAACGTAAAGAAGCTGTATATCAAGGTTTAGAATTTATACCGGTTTTGTTTGAAGATAAATCGTTAACATCTCCGGAGTATTTTCAAATATCAGAATTTCCAACAAGATTAACTGCCGGCAAAAATTTATTTAAATTACGAGGACACCCAACTAATTTAAAAACTGGTGGTGCATTAGGATTTGAAGTTTTAGATTACAATGGCGATCCTATATATTCTGAAGTTGTTGATTATATTGACGAAGACAAAAGTCGTGTTATTGCAATTTATATTTATGAAAACACATCACCAGGTGATTGTACTATTACATTAGTAGCTGATGCTGCTACAATAGAAAATAATCCAACTCCACCGGATTGGCAAAATAAAGTTAATGTTAGATGGACACGAACAGTTCCAGTTAACCCAATGGTACCTAACGTTTCTGAAATTATATTTGAAACATTGCCTATAGTTACGGTTAAAGAACAAATTGGTGTTCAATTAGACAGACAATATGCAACAACACAATTTCCCACATATAACACCGGAAAAATACGATTCTTT